CATTTTTACGCCGTTAGGGGGTGCAAAACGGATGCACCCCCTAAATGAAACCGTTACATTGTATCAATATCAGCGTTTAAGCGGACGAATAAACAACGAGAATGATACAAGAAATAGCGGTTAAACGCCGCAAAATACCGAAAACACTATGTGAAACAGCGGTTTTGAACCTTATGTCGATTCTCAACGGCTGTTTTTTCTCGTTTGAGGCATTTTCGGTAAATGCTCATTCTCGGTCAGTCTGCACCTCTTTTTAACGATTTGACCTCATAACCGTTAAATCGTATGGCTTCGTTATATTGTTCTCGTTTCGTTAATAGGTATCACTCGGAAATTCGGGCGGCATGGGGAGTTTGGGCATCCTCCCTGTGCCGCCCTTTTTGCGTTTAGAAGAACTTCCTGATTACCGCCCGGAGAGCCTTTCTCGCTTCGCGGCGATAATACTCCTCGTTCTTGCTGCGGTTTGCCTTGAGTGCGGTGAGGTCAATCTGGGCAATGTTTGTGATGCCGTTGGGGGCAAGTTCCTTCACCTGAGAGCGGACATAGTTTGCCCCTACCTTCGTGAGCTGCATCTGCTCGGCAAAACGATCGCCCTTATAGCCGAGGCTCATCAGCAGCATGGCGCAGGCGTGTTTCGGGGACTTATCAATCATGTCTTCCGCAAAGCGGATAAATCCTTCCGGCACATCAGTGTAACCTTCGTTGTCGAAGAATTCCTCTTCGGCGGATTTTTCAGTGGCAAATTCCATCTCATAGTTGTCAATTGCAAAGTCGATGGAGATGAAGGACTTGTCCCTCTTCTCGTACTTGCCACGATCGGGACATTCGGCACAGCTACAGTGGTTTTCACCTTTTTTCCGAGGGCATTCCTTGAGAGTGCCATCGGGCTGGGGAATCATGCATCTTCCGTCTCGACGGGAAGGAAGGCTCTCTTCCTGCCAGTCGGCGAACTGTGCATTTGCAAGGGGCGCGTATTCCGCAGGGACAGCCTTCCTGATACACTTGAAGCTTCTGCCTGCCTTGGATACGGTGCGGATGCAGTCGGGGTTGGTAACACTTTCTGCATCGAGGTCGTTGTAAGGAAACAGTGCCAGAACCTCACCCTCTTCAAGAGGTCTGCCGTCATAGTCCCTTACGATTTTGGCTACTTTTACATCATCTGAAAATTTTGTCATGGTTTTTACTCACTTTCTCGATCCGAGAAGCGAAGAAAAAACATGACCCTATGAAGTTGATTGCGACCATCACGAAAATCCTCCGCTTCGATGATGGTCAGTCGTTACATTCACCGACCTGCTTACGTTTGTTGCTCCCGTTGGAGCGGCTATGTAACACACCCGCGTCCGGGCAGCCACTCCTGGGAGCAGAAGAAAAATTCCTAAATCGTCGGGAAAATAAATTTTGTGTAGAATTGTTCATACTTAGGTGGTATAATAGGAATAGAGGGGTTTTCGTGTGGTTTCCTATCGGATTCCTTGTATTACAACCTACCAAAAAGGTTCCCGTAAGGAATTTCCCTTACAAGAACCAGTTAGATGTTCGCTAACCTAACTGTCAATAGCACGATATGGTTAGCGAGGTTAGTATTTTTTGAGAGTCAAACGGAGGGTCAAGATGCCGAGTGAAGTATACCCGCGCTTATGCGGCGGCACATTCTTTTTGCAGTTATTAAGAATGAAAAAACCGAGCAGCCGCAGCAAGGCAGACGGCAGACTCGGTGAAAAGGACACTGTGAATAATCAGCGTGTATTGGAAGCCTTGATTCGGTTCTTTGCCCCGAACTTTCAGGTCTATGCCGATAATACATTCAAAGGCGATACCTCTGATTACCGCGCCTGTAAAGCCGAAGCTGGAGAGAATCTGCCCTTTGACACCAGAACAGATTTTTCCCGCTTTGACTCAATGATAAAAAACAACTACGAAACGGCACAGAATAAAATGGTTTCTTTTGTCTCGAAATATATTCTGGGCTGCGATAAGGATATCGTTGGAATCGTTACCCGTGCATTGCTTCAGCTGATTGCGGACGATAAATCCATCAAGGCGGATGACGAATTCTATATGGGACAGATGGGATGTCCGATAAAAAAGGAGCTTCTTATTCAGCAGAATGAGATTATTCTTGAGCCGTTTCTATTGGGCATCTGGCATTTTGTTCTTCTGAACAGGCCGAACAATGGAATAGGAAGAGACACATTCTTGTCATGGAACCATCGGGACGGTTCCAACAAGCCGTGGAAATATAAAAGCACTATCGGAGAGCGATATCCCGATCTTCGGGTTCGTCGGGTTTCTGAAGACCCCGGTACTGTTTATTCGCCGCTCCCCGATGAAGACGATGCACCTCAAGATTTCGAGGATGAGATTTTAGAGGAAGATCGGGAAGAGTACACTTCTCAGCCGGAAAATGACCCTGTTGATAAAATGTTCAGGACAGTGTTCTTCAACCAGAATGTTCTAAACAACTACGGCACCATAATCAAATTCGAGCAAAAGGCGGAGAAAATCTACTACATCGACCACGTTGACAATTTGGATTAGGGTGAGATAAATGAGCGAGGAATTAGAAAAGACATTTGCAGACTGTGTGCCAATCGTGCCGCAGAATGCAGCCTCAATACAGCAAAAAGCGGAAAAACTGTACAACATAAAACACGTTGAAAATGCTGGGGGCATACACAACGAAATTACAATAAACTTCCACGGAAACGGTTTCCCCGGTATGCCCGGTTACACCCCTGCCTATCAGCAGCGAATCAACACATCCCGGTACCACCTGTTCGTATGCGGCGGCGAATCGTTTACCTGCGGCTTTTTTGAGGTTGGCAAGGACAGGGCACTTGTTGAGCGGAGTACCTGCGAGGAGTTTCAACGGCGGTATGTGAGAATGACGGATGAGATCATTGCCGAGCTGAAATCTTATCCCGCATTGTTCATGGATGAAACCACAAAGGAAAAAATAGATAAAGGGATGTATGTGTATTGGGGCATTGTAACCGACATCAAGCGGAAAACCAGTTCCATTCAGATATACTTCCAGATTCTCACTGCAATCCCTGTCCAACAGATTATTGACATTCGCTCTGACTTGGACATTATGGGAACGCCCTTTTATGGGGAAATGAATCATTCTCATTGGGCCTTGAAGGATGTTAACATTGTTGATGTTTTGAGTCGTGCCGGAATCAGCGTTCTGGCACCAACGATATGAGGAGAAAACAATCATGGAAAACAATAAGCCGGTTGAATATGTAAATGATGCAAATGAAAAATGGGTTCACATCGAGGATGTGGCGGAGCATCTTTCAATCAGCCTGGATACCGCCAGAGCATGGCTCCGTGAGGGGAAGCTTCCTTGCTATAAGGTCGGAAAAAGATACAAGCTCAAATTGTCGGAAGTGGATGCCTGGGTGATGGCGAATCGAATGTCAAATATAGTGCAGGAGGAAAAGGACGATGCCGGAGAATGAAAAAATTCCCTCGATAATCAAGAAGATAGTCCTCACCGATGCAACATTTGAAGGCGCACAACCCGATGCAAGAACGGTTGAGCCTACTTTCGTGAACTTTTTCTTCGGGAAGAATGGTTCGGGAAAAACAACTATCGGTAGGCAGATCAAGGATAATGTTGGAATAGAGTATGCCGATGGACGGCAACGGGCTGATTATGAAGTTCGTGTCTATAATCAGGATTTTGTTGATGACCACTTTCAGACATATGATAAGCTGAAGGGTGTTTTCAGAATCAGCAAAACCGGAAAGCAAGCCGAGGAAACCATCTCGGAATATGAAAGAAAGCAAAAAGATGCCCAGGGTGTAGTAGATAATACAAATGGTGAGCTGACCAAGAACAGAACCGCTCTCAGCGAAGTGGAGACACAGTTCCAGAATGACTGCTGGCGCAATTCGCGGGAATTGAGAGACCCATATAAGGCATTGCTGAAGGGGTATCTGAAAGCGGAGCCTTTTTCCAAGAAAGTCTTGGAAACCACTCCTGCCGATTGCGATTTGGCAGAGCTTCAACAGCTTTATCAAACAGCGTTTGTTACAGACTTGCGGTACTATCCGTTGTTCAAGACCTTCAAGGAGGGCGCATTGGATGTCGGAGTTCTTCCGGCGTGTGACCTGTTGGGAGAACCTATCGAAAGCAGAAGTGATACTCAGTTTGCCCGCTTTGTGAAAGCAATCAACGCTGCCGACTGGTTGAAAGCCGGACATGATATGTTCCATGACAAGGATGGCAAATGCCCGTATTGTCAGCAGGAACTGCCGAGTGATTTTGAAGAGCAACTTGCCGCAGTATTTGACCAGCAGTATTTAGCTGATGTTCAAAAAGTCAGGGATTTCAGAATTACATACCATACCTACATGGACGATTTGTTCCGTGTTTTCAGCGACAACATTGCCGTGGAAACGCTCCCGACTTTAGACATTCAAAAGTACAAGGCCCGCTTGGATGCCTTTGCCGGCAAGGTCAAGCACAACTTATCGCTGATCGACTCTAAAATCGAAAAACCTACCTCTGTTGTTGAACTTGAGGATGTTACGCCTGACCTGCTGGATTTAAACTATTATGTTGTTCAGTTCAACAATGCAATTGAACAGAACAACCGTGATTTCAAGGAAAGAAAAGATAATCAGGATAAGTTCCTTCCGATGCTGTGGGGTTTGATCGCCTTCCGGCTTGAAGGCGACGTGGAAAGCTATCGTCTGAAGCTTGAAAAAATCTCGCAAGAATATAAGGAACTCAACGGCAAAATTGCCGTACACAAGGCAATCGTAATAGACTACGCCAACCGCATCAAAGCCTTGGCTGCCGAAGCTACCTCTGTCCAACCCGCTATCGATGAGATAAACACACTCCTGGATGAGTCGGGCTTTGAGGGGTTCAAGATTGTCCGCAGCGACACGGTCAAGGACGGGTACAGGGTTATCCGTAGGGACAAGTCCACGGCGGTACGGTTGAGTGAGGGTGAAAGGAACTTCATAGCATTCCTTTATTTCTACCACACCGTCAAGGGCAGTTTGTCCTCGGACGGAATTGTGAGGGATAAGATTGTCGTTGTCGATGACCCAATTTCAAGTATGGACAGCAACGCCATTTTCCTTGTCAGTTCTCTCGTAAGAGAGATGATTGAAATCTGCAACAACAATGTGAACTACGGTGACCGGGGCGTTCAGGGTGACTACATCAAGCAGTTGTTCGTGATGACACACAACGCCTATTTCCATAAGGTCATTACCTATAACCAAGTCAGCAGATACCAAAGCGTAAACTTCTATCTCGTAGATAAACTCGACAACACCTCCTCCGTAACCCTTTGCTGGGACTACAGTACAACGAGAGCCGGAGACTTGGTGAATGTCAACCCGATCAAGAACTCCTATGCAGCTCTTTGGGCGGAGTATCGTGACCTTCAGACCGCACTTCCATTACTGAATGTCATGCACCGTATCCTTGATTATTATTTCCTCGACATCTGCGGATATGACGGGCTGACCATTCGTCAGAGAATACTTGTTAAGAGCCGGGAGCGGTTTGTTACCAAGAACCCGGACGGTAGTGAAGACCGCACCAAGCTTCAGCTTGCATCCCATCTGCTCGAATTTATTTCAGCCGGGGTTTCCGATGATGTGCATTTCGTGACTCCGAGCTGTGATGCGGAGAAACTGAAAAAGGTCTTTGAAATGATCTTTGAAGAAATGGAGCAAATCCAGCATTACCAGATGATGATTGAACGAGCGCGGTAAGAATAATACTTCCCACAGGAGGGAGATTATGGCTAAAAAAACAACCGGGGTGCCCGTAAACGGCTCAAGTCCGTATAAGGCATCCCTTACAAGAGAACAGTTTCTGTTCTATGAAATGCGTACCACCGCAAAGCTATATTCCAAATTAAATGCACGAGGGGAATAACGATGAATTCTATTGAACTATTCAGCGGTACAGGTGGACTTGCTTTAGGTCTGCAAATGTCCGGCTTTGAACATACCGCTTTATATGAATGGGACAAAGACTCCTGTGACAACTTGAATTATAACATTCAACACGGATATCCTGCCATTAAGGATTGGAAGGTTTATCAAACCGATGTCCGTACCGTTCATTATGATGGATATTCCGACAAAATTCAGTTGGTTGCCGGGGGGCCACCTTGCCAGCCGTTTTCTCTCGGAGGCAAGCATCAGGCATATAACGATAAACGAGATATGTTCCCAGAAGCAGTTCGCGCCGTCCGTGAGGTCAGGCCCAAGGTGTTTATCTTTGAAAATGTTCGCGGTCTGCTCCGCAAATCTTTCAGTGCCTATTTCAACTACATCCTGTTGCAGTTACAGCACCCGGAAATCACCAAGGGTGCCGATATGACATGGATGGAGCATCTGACGATTCTGGAAAAGCACCATACCTCCGGCTCCGCAGACGAGCTTTCCTATAATGTGGTATTTCGTCTGTTGAACGCAGCCGATTACGGAGTGCCTCAGATTCGGCAGCGAGTCATTATTGTCGGATTCCGAAGTGATTTTAATGCCAGTTGGACATTTCCGGAGCCGAAATACTCTCAGGAGGCATTGCTGTATTCCAAGTGGATATCAAAGAGTTATTGGGAAGAACATGGGATGAAAGCCCCTGCGGATATCCCCTTTATGAAAGAGAAGTTGAAGGCAGTCCAAAAGGCAGTATCGGAGGGATTGTGTCCGACTCTCAGATGGCAAACCGTCAGAGATGCGATTGGTGACCTTCCTGACCCGACAAAGCCATATGATATAGCTGTCGTTCACAATCACGAGTTTCGACCGGGAGCTAAAATATATGCGGGGCATTCCGGCAGCGTAATGGATGAACCCTCAAAAACAATAAAAGCCGGGGCACACGGAGTCCCCGGCGGAGAAAATACAGTTGTTCTGGATGACGGCACCGTTCGGTACTATACCGTCAGAGAGAGCGCACGGATTCAGACATTTCCCGATGATTATCTGTTCAGTGCATCTTGGACAGAGAGTATGCGCCAGATAGGAAATGCGGTGCCCGTAAAACTTGCTACGGCTGTCGGGCAATCCGTATATTCACAGATAGAAAGGATGGGCAAAAATGGCACCGAGAAATGATGAAAGCATTCCTGTTTTGACTCCATACAATCCACTTGATAAACGGCATCTTGGCGAACAGGTAGCCGAGGCGCTTCTTGCGCAGAATGTTCAGCCTCTGCCACCGAGTAGGTTTATCGGTGCCGGTGTGTATGCTCTTTATTACATTGGCGATTTTCCGGCTTATGCCGCACTGACTGAGGTCAATAGGGATGACCGTTATCTCTGCCCCATTTATGTCGGCAAGGCAGTCCCGGAAGGAGCAAGAAAAGGCGGTCAGGGCGAAGATGTCGATCCCGGCACAGCATTGTACAAGCGTCTCAACGACCATGCGAAGTCCATCGAAGCAGTAGCCAATCTGAACCTTGCTGATTTTCGTTGCCGTTTCCTTGCTGTTGATGACATCTGGATTCCTCTTGCGGAGTCGATGGTGATTGAGCGGTTCAAACCAGTATGGAACTGTCTGCTTGAGGGCTTCGGCAATCATGCACCCGGTCGTGGGCGTAGCAGTATGATGACTCCGTCCTGGGACTGGTTCCATCCAGGTAGAGCATGGGCAGCGAATCTGCAGCCGTTCACGAAATCCAAGGAACAGCTTGATGCTGAAATTAGAGAGTATTTAACAAATGCGCTGTGCTGACAAGGAAGTAGATAACTTCTATGCTTGAATCAACTGAATTCTTCTTTGATACTTATATAGACAATCTTGTCGGCAATCGACCGGGCTTTACTGTTGGTATGTCCGATTTGCTTCTCATCGCCACTCATTACCTTCTCCACGCCCACCATCGAAGGCACAGTCCTTCGCCGCAACAAGGCGGATACCCGTGGCAAGCATCCCTGGAAGGCAGAGGTCACCGAGGGTGAAACCGGCGTGACTGCTTCCACGATTACGAACTGGTACAGTGCGGTATATGAACCCACTTACCCTACGAACAGCCAGTCCGGCGGCAGCGGAAGCGGTAACTGATAGGAGGTAATCGGCTATGGATACAGAAAGAAGCGCCTTTATCACCATTGGGGATGAGCAGTATGAGCTTGTCCTTTCCACAAGGGCTACCAAGGAAATCGCTGCCCGTTACGGCGGACTGGAGAACCTCGGAGATAAGCTGATGAAGTCCGAGAACTTTGAAATGGCAATCGGCGAAATCGTATGGCTTATCACGCTCCTTGCCAACCAGAGCATCCTCATCCACAACCTCAAGCATTCGGATGAGAAGAAAGAACCCCTTACCGAGGATATGGTGGAGCTGCTCACCACTCCGGCAGATCTCGCAGCCTACAAGATTGCCATTACCGAAGCTCTCGTAAAGGGTACAAAACGCAATATCGAAAGTGAGGATACTTCCTCAAAAAACGCATCGGTCGGGTAACTGACGAGGAACTGTTTACCCGACTTCTGTACTTCGGCATCAG